AGCACCGGCAGCGGGAGCACCTGTAGATGTTGCGACTGATCCTGATGTTGAAGAAGTTACACCTGAAGGTGAAGGAGGAGAAGGCGATGTTGAAGAATTGGACATTACAGATCTTGTAGATTCTCAAAAAACCATGGCAGATAAACAAGAAGAGTATTTTGAAAACTTGTTTAATCAAATTAAAACTATGGAAGATAAATTGGCTGAAATGGATAGTTTAGTTCAGAAAATCGATTTAGTTGATGCTAAACTTGAAAAGTACAGACCTAAAACGGCACAAGAAAAATTAGAACTTAGATCTTTAGATTCGGGTCCATTTAAACAAAACTTAGCTGATTTCTTTAAAGATAAAGAAGAAGACATGGAAAGAAGTGGGAAAAATGAATATGTTCTTACAAAAGATGATGTTGAAAATTACAGCGCATCTGAAATAGAACAATCATTCAATGAACCAATGGAAGACGAAGACGACATGATTTTAAATAGATATAATTCATAAGGTTTAAGGTCGAAATTATCGACCTTAAATTTTTTTCTGACACAATTTGACTATACCTTTTTTTACAACTATAATTTTTACACATAAACTCTAAATTTTTAATTACACATGGCGACAAATTCATTAGACGCAGTACTTGCACAGTACGAAAAATCACAAAGTAGTTCAAACACTACAAACAAAATGTCTTCAGAAGACCGAATGAAAAAATACTTTGCGGCTCTCTTGAAAGATAATGAAAAACAAGGACAGAGAAAAATTCGAATCCTACCTACAACCGACGGGTCCTCACCATTCAAAGAAGTATGGTTTCACGAAGTTCAAGTAGACGGTAAATGGCAAAAGTTTTATGACCCTTCCAAAAACGACAATGAGCGTTCACCTTTAAACGAGGTTTACGAAGAACTTATGTCAACAGGAAAAGAATCTGATAAACAATTAGCCACACAATACAGATCTCGTAAATTTTATATCGTTAAAGTTATCGATCGTGATAACGAACAAGATGGTGTTAAATTTTGGAGATTTAAACACAACTATAAACAAGAAGGAATCCTTGATAAAATCATTCCAATTTGGAAAGCTAAAGGAGACATCACTGACCCTGACAATGGTCGTGACTTGATTCTCGAGTTAACTAAAGCAAAAACACCTAAGGGTGCAACTTACACAGTTATCCAAACTGTTATGTATGATGATCCATCACCAATTTCAGATGACTCAAATGAAATGGCTGAGTGGGTTGGTGATGAGATGACTTGGGAAGATGTATACTCCAAAAAACCTGTCGAATACCTTGAAGCAATTGCAAGAGGAGAAACTCCAAAATGGGATTCTGAAAAAGGTGGTTATGTATATTCAAACGATGAAACCGCTGAAGTTTCTATGGGAGGATCAAAGTCAGTGTCGATTACTGAGGTTGAAGATCCACAAGCAAATGACGAAGTAGACGAAGAACTACCATTCTAAATTAATTCCAAAAAGTATAACGGGAGCAGTTTATTGTTCCCGTTTTTTTGTTTATATTTTTAAAAAAAACAAAAAAATATGAAATCAATGATCGCGGAAAAATTGAAGGATGCTTTAATAAAAAAATATGAGGCAGAAATTGCCGACGCCGAAGCAAGGCTCTATGTTTATTTTACAAATCCTGTTGGTATTGGAGAACATCCTCAACATACAGAAGAAATGGATCATTTAGTTGGACAACTAACTGACGCTAAAGACAAATTAGAAACAATTACAAATTTTAAAATCTACGAACTATAATGGCACTGAAAAAAAATGATTTTAGCTCCGTGAAGAAAAAGTTTTCTACATCGGCAAAATATAAACCACAAAGATTTTTTGATCTTGGTGCAGAGTTCCTTGATGCGGTTGGTTTACCTGGTCCTGCAATCGGACATCTTAATATGTTATTAGGACATTCAGATACAGGTAAAACAACAGCACTTGTTAAAACTGCTGTTGATGCTCAAAAGAAAGGGATTCTTCCCGTGTTCATTATTACAGAACAAAAATGGTCTTTTGAACATGCAAAAATTATGGGTTTTGAATGTGAGGAAGTAGTTGACACAGAAACAGGAGAAGTTGATTGGGATGGATTCTATATCTTTAATAATGACTTCGACTACATCGAACAAATTACAGATTACATCAATGACTTACTTGATGCTCAAGAAAAAGGAGAGTTAGATTATTCTTTATGTTTCTTGTGGGATTCAGTTGGTTCAGTTCCTTGTAAAATGACTTATGAGGGTAAAGGAGGTAAACAACACAATGCAAGTGTTTTGGCCGACAAAATTGGTATGGGTATCAACCAAAGAATTTCAGGATCTCGTAAGGCAGATTCTAAATTCGAAAATACCTTAATCATTGTTAATCAACCTTGGGTAGAATTACCTGACAATCCATTTGGTCAACCTAAGATCAAGGCAAAAGGTGGTGAGGCGATTTGGTTAAACTCTTCTTTGGTATTCTTATTTGGTAATCAAAAAGGTGCGGGTACAACAAAGATCACGGCAACAAAAGATAAGAGAACTGTTAAGTTCGCTTCAAGAACAAAAGTGTCGGTTATGAAAAACCACATCAATGGTCTTGGTTTTGAAGACGGAAGAATTATTGTTACTCCACACGGATTCTTGCCAGGTAAAGATACGACAGAAGAAAAGGCATCAATAGAGAAGTATAAGAAAGAGTATGCTGACTATTGGAAAGACATAATTGGAGTTGATGGTGACTTTGATTTGAAAACAGAAAAAGAAGAGGTAGAGTAAGAATCATTTAAGATTTTAGGAAGTGTCCAAAACATTATTAGTCGACGGAAATAATTTATTGAAAATTGGGTTTCACGGTGTTAGAGAATTCTATCACAATGGAAAACATGTTGGAGGAATTTGGCACTTTCTGAATACTCTTCGTAAATTTTTAGATGAACACAACTATAACAAAGTTGTTGTGTTTTGGGATTCTAAAACCTCATCTTCACAAAGAAGATTGATATATCCAAAGTATAAGTTAAATCGTAAATCATCAGAAACCGAATCAAAAGAGGAATCTTTTGCAGAACAAAAACAAAGGGTTAAACAATACCTCGAGGAGATGTTTGTAAGACAACTGGAAACGGAACACGCTGAAGCTGATGACTTAATTGCCCATTACTGTAAAGTGTCGTTAGATGAAGAGAAAACGATCTTTTCAAGCGATAGAGATTTAACTCAACTTATATCTGAAAAAGTATCAATTTATTCACCATCCACAAAACAATATTATAAGTTAGGAGATACAATAAAGTTACATGATGTTGAAATACCTCACTATAATGTTAAAGTAGTTAAAATCCTAACAGGGGATAGTTCAGATAATATTGATGGAATATTCTATTTAGGTGAAAAGACATTAGTTAAATTATTTCCTGAACTACTTGAAGAGTTAGTACAAATACCTTATATTTTGGATAAAGGTACTAATCTACTTAAAGAAGAAAAAGGAAATGTTGCCCTTCAGAATCTGTTGAGTGGTAAAACAAAAGAAGGTATTTTTGGTGATGAATTTTATGTTATCAATCAAAAGTTAGTCGACTTAGATGAACCACTTTTAACGGACGAAGAAAAAGAATTAGTTAGACTATATTACACTGAGTCGATGGATCCAGACGGTAGAGGACATAGAAATCTAATTAGAATGATGATGGAAGATGGTTTTTTTAAATACCTACCTAAAGGTGACGACGGTTGGGTAAGTTTTTTGAAACCATTTCTCAAGTTAACAAGAAAAGAAAAAACAAAATTTAGAAACAAAAAAAACTAAAAAAACAAAATGAAAGAACAGGATATTACAAAAGTAGAATTTTTGTTAATGTGCAATGATAACATCGTAGTTCAACGATTTTTCAATGTTAGAGGTTTCAACAAAAACGCTCACAAATCAGAAGAATTTTTTTATCATATTGATAGTCTTTGTCGTGAACTCAAGTACGATTTAAAGATGAGATCAGTGGTTTATATGTTGGATAATCAATACGATATTTTAGAGAACCCTGAGTTACTAAATACATCAATTACTGATGGACCTGAAAATTTTAACCTAATTATTAAGGTTGGAGATATGACAATTTGTCATAGGCAGTTTGACGCTAAACCATACCCCCCAAAGGTCAGATACACTGTAGACCTACGCCCAAAGTTAAAAGCAATCATGGCGGAGTTGACTGACATTTTTTCAGGTCAAAAATTTAATTATTTTTACCCCGAATTTATCAAAAACTAGTACTATTTATCTTTACTAACAAGAGAAAAAAAATATGGCGACTAGTAAAAATTTTGAATATTTAGGGAACACATTTCAATTACAATTATTAAATCAAATCATTGTAGACAAAGATTTTTCACATTCTATTCTTGATGTAATCGAAAATAATTATTTTGAAAACAAGTACTTCAAAATAATTATGCAAATGGTAAAAGAGTATTATTTAAAGTACGATCACACACCATCTTTCGAAACACTGGAACAGGTTACAAAATCTGAATTACAACAAGCAACCGCATCAAAAATTGTTTTAGATACAATTAAAAAAATTAAGGATGCACCTATTGACGGAGTACTTTTTGTACAGGAAAAGGCCCTCAAATTTTGTAAACAACAAGAACTACAAAAGGTGATGGGAAAGGCACAAAAGATTATCGATGGTGGTGAGTTTGAAAATTACGATACCCTTGAAGAAATGGTTAAAACAGCACTTCAAGTTGGAGCTAAAGATACCTCAATGTTGGATGTATTTTCAAACCTTGATCAAGTTCTCGAGGATGATTACCGACATCCGATTCCTATGGGAATACCTGGTATCGATAGATTATTGAAAGGAGGTTTGGCAAAAGGAGAAATTGGAGTTATCTTAGCACCTACAGGTGTTGGAAAATCAACAGTTTTGACAAAGATTTCAAACCACGCATTCAATTTAGGGTTTAATGTACTTCAGATATTTTTTGAAGATAACCCAAAGGTTATACAAAGAAAACACTTCACATTATGGACTAAGATTCATCCTGACGATTTGTCAGAGAAAAAAGAAGAAGTTATGAAGAGAGTTATTGAAATTGAGGAGTCGATGCCTAACAAGTTGATTTTGAAAAAACTACCTTCAGATACAATGACTATGTTACAAATTAAGAACCAAATTAGAAAAATGGTTTCAGATGGGATTAAAGTTGATATGATCGTTTTAGATTACATTGATTGTATTGTTCCTGATAAAAATTTGGGGGATGAATGGAAAAGTGAAGGATCTGTGATGAGGGCTTTTGAGGCTATGTGTCATGAGATGAATATTGTAGGTTGGACCGCAACACAAGGTAACAGATCATCTATATCTTCAGAGGTAGTGACAACAGATCAAATGGGTGGATCAATTAAAAAGGCTCAGGTGGGACATGTTATTATATCGGTAGCAAAAACATTACAACAAAAAGAGTTAAAATTAGCCACAATTGCAATTACAAAGTCTCGTATTGGAGATGATGGTGTTGTGTTCGAAAACTGTAAGTTTGACAATGCAATGATTGAAATAGATACTGAAAGCTCAATGACTTTCTTAGGTCTTGAGGAACAAAAAGAAGAAAGACAAAGACAAAGAGTTCGTGAACTTCTCGAGAAGAGAAAACAAAAGGAAACTCAAACAAATTAATAATAATTAAATTTTAAAGAAAATGGAAAAAATACTAGTTGAAAATCCTGGTCGGTTCGTCATCTTCCCTATTGAGCACAATGATATATGGGAATTTTACAAACAACACCAAGCGGCGTTTTGGACTGCAGAAGAGGTGGATTTAACTAACGACATCAGGGATTGGGAAAAACTTACAGAAAATGAACAATACTTTGTTAAGAATGTATTGTCGTTCTTTGCGGCTTCTGATGGAATTGTTAATGAAAACTTGGCGGAAAATTTTTACCGAGAAGTTCAATATCCTGAAGCAAAGTTCTTCTATGGATTTCAGTTAGCAATGGAGAATATTCACTCCTTAATGTATTCTCTTCTTATAGATACTTACATCAGTAACCCTAAGGAGAAAGACGAATGTTTTAATGCAATTGACAGATTACCTGCAGTACAGAAGAAAGCTAAGTGGGCTTTGGATTGGATTGAGAAAGCGTCTTTTGCTGAAAGATTAGTGGCTTTTGCGGCTGTAGAAGGTATTTTCTTTTCAGGATCCTTTTGTTCAATTTTTTGGTTAAAGTCACGAGGAATTATGCAAGGTTTATGTAACGCAAATTCACTAATTTTTAAAGATGAAAACTTACATTGTGATTTTGCAATTCACTTACTAAATAATCACTTAGAAAACAAACCATCTGAAAAAAGAATTAAACAAATTCTATTATCGGCTTTAGAAATCGAAAAAGAATTTATCACCGAATCTCTACCGGTTTCACTTATTGGAATGAACTCTAATTTAATGAAACAATATTTGGAGTTTGTTGTCGATGGATTGTTGGTAAAAATGGGATGTAGTAAAGAATTCAATGTAGACCAACCATTTAAGTTTATGGAACAAATTGCAGTTGAAACGAAAGGGAATTTCTTTGAATCAAGAACCATGGAATATCAAAAAGCAAAATTAAACGAAACCATAACATTTACAGAAGATTTTTAAATTATATATTATGTCACTAAAAATTATTAAAAGAGGTGGTGAGACTGCACCCTTCAACCCACAAAAAATATACAACCGAGTTAAAAGATCGGCAAAAGGTTTAAATGTAAACTCGGATGAGATTTTTATTAAAGTTATTACTTCAGTACCAACAGAAGGTGAAGTAACCACAAAAGAACTAGATAAATTAGTTTATGAAATAGCGGCTTCTTATACGGGTAGTCATCACGACTATTCAAGATTAGCATCTTCAGTTGCTATATCATCATATCATAAAGAAACCAAAGATAGTTTTTCAGAGACTATGATGGAACTTTATAAAGATGGTATCATTAATGAAAAATTAATAGAAGTGATAAAAGAGTATGGTGAAGATACAATTGATGTTGCAATCAATCATGATAATGATTACAACTTTGATTATTTTGCTTGGAGATCATTACAAGAAATGTACCTGTTAAAAAAACCAAACGGCAAAGTAATTGAAAGACCACAACATATGTATATGAGAGTTGCTTTGTGGGTTACAACAAATATTACAGACGCACTTGAATATTACCAATCCCTTTCAAATCAATTGATTTCTAAGGCAACACCAATCATGATCAACGCTGGTACAAAAGTTCCACAGTTGGCTTCTTGTGTACTTCATTATAACAACTCAGATTCAAGAAAAGGACTATTGGATACTTTAAATGATATCTCAACATTTTCATCTGATGCTGCAGGTATTGGATTATCATTGTCTAATATTCGTAGTAAAGAAAGTAGAATTACAACTTCAGGTGGATATGCTGGCGGATTGTTAAAATATTTAAAAATTGTAAATGAGTCTTTAAGATTTTTTAACCAACAAGGTAGAAGACCTGGTAGTGCTGCGATTTATCTTGAGCCTTGGCATAAAGACATTTTTGATTTGTTAGACATAAAAAAGAATACAGGTGCAGAAGAACTTAGAGCTCGTGATTTGTTTACCGCTCTTTGGATACCCGATAACTTTATGCGGGCAGTTAAAAATAATGCAGATTGGTATTTATTTTGTCCTAATGATATTGTAAAAGCCGGATTGAAACCACTACAAGAATGTTATGGTGATGAGTACGAGATGGTATATAACCAAGCGGTATCAATCGGTTTAGGTAAAAAAGTCAAAGCACAAGATATTTGGACTAAAATAGTAGAGTCTCAAGTTGAAACTGGAGTTCCTTATTTATGTTCTAAAGATAACGCAAACAAAAAATCAAATCATCAAAATATTGGGGTGATAAAACAATCTAATTTGTGTAACGAAATATATCAATATACAGATGAATCCACAACCGCAATTTGTACCTTATCTTCGATGGTTTTGAAAAACTTTATTAAATCAGGTAAGTTTGATTTTGAACTTTTATTTAGTGAAGTTAGAAAAGTTGTTCGTTCGCTAAATAAAGTTATCGATATTAACAACTACTCAACTAGTAAAGGAAAAAAAGGTGGTTTTGAACAAAGAGCAATTGCGATCGGTACTCAAGGTTTGGCAGATGTATTCTATTTAATGGACTATATTTTTACATCAGACGAAGCTCGTAAATTAAACAAAGATATTTTTGAAACTATTTACTACGCCGCAATATATGAAAGTAATCAACTTTGTATTAAAGGTGGTCGAGTACCTTATACCTATTTTAAAGGGTCACCTATGTCAGAAGGAGCATTCCAATTTGATATGTGGGGATTAGATGAATCACAACTTTCAGGAATGTGGGATTGGGCAAAACTAAAGAAAAGCGTTATTGAGTATGGTGTTTGTAACTCATTGTTCACAGCACAAATGCCTGTTGCGTCTTCTGCTAAAATCACAGGTTCATACGAAATGACGGAACCAGCTCACTCCGCAATTTTTAATAGGAGAGTTGTTGGTGGTGAAATTATGATTGTAAATAAGTACTTAATTTATGACTTTGAAAAAATTGGAATTTGGTGTGAGGATTTAAAAAATGAAATCATTTTAAATGAAGGATCAATTCAAAATATTAACTTCAATAATTATTTAGACCCTGAAGATAAAAACTATAATAAAAAAGTTAAAAGAATTGAACACTTACTTCCTAAGTACAAAACTATTTGGGAAATATCTCAAAGAGAGCTAATCGACATGGCCGCGGACAGAGCACCATTTGTTGATCAATCTCAATCAATGAACATTTATATGGGTAATCCAACATTATCAAAGATTACTTCATCACATTTTTATTCTTGGGAAAAAGGATTAAAAACTCTTTGTTACTATGTTAGAACAAAGGCAATTTCAACAGGAGCTAAACATTTGGCACTCGACATGTCAAAAAGAGAAAAACCTAAAACAACACCCGAACCTCCAAAAGTTGATTATTCTCACTTGAATTTACCACCAAGACCAGAAGATTCTGATTTTGAATGTTTTGGATGTTCTTCCTAAAATTTAAATCACTGAGAAATCAGTGATTTTTTTTTACTTAAAAAAACTGTAAGTTATATTTATATGTGATATGGCTAATGGTATAACTTATGGAATTGCTTTTCCTTTTGTAGATTCTTTCACAGGAAGATATCTCGATGTTACTAATAGTACCGAAGGGGAGATTAGGGCAAATCTTGTGCACTTATTATTAACAAGAAAAGGTAGTAGATATTTTTTACCTGATTTTGGTACAAGACTATATGAATATATATTTGAACCATTAGATGGACCAACATTTTCTGACATAGAAAATGAAATCAGAGATACTGTAAGAAACTATATGCCAAATTTACAAGTCACTAATATAACAGTCGAAGATGCCTCTATGGGATTAGAAGACAAAGGTTATACAATTAACAAGAATGGAGAAAGAGAATTCACAGTTACTAATATTGCAACATTAGAACATACCGCCAAAATAAAAATTGACTACAGAATTACAGACTCAGCTTTTGAATCTCAAGATTTTATAATACTTAATATTTAATGATATATGGCAGAAAAAAAGATTTCCTATACAGTAAGGGACTTTCAAGGAGTTAGAACTGAGTTAATTAATTTTACAAGAACTTACTATCCTGACTTAGTTCAAAACTTTAACGATGCAGGTATTTTTTCTGTAATGTTAGATTTGAACGCTGCGGTAACAGATAACTTAAATTATCAAATTGATAGAAGTATCCAAGAAACTGTTTTACAGTTTGCACAACAAAAAAATTCTGTTTACAATATTGCAAGAACCTACGGTTTAAAAGTACCAGGTCAAAGACCTTCAGTTGCATTAGTTGACTTCTCAATTACAGTTCCTGCTTTTGGTGATAGAGAAGACTTAAGATATTGTGGAATATTGAGAAGAGGATCTCAAGTTAATGGTGGGGGACAACCTTTCGAAACTGTTTATGATATTGATTTTGCATCACCAATTAACGCTGAAGGATCACCCAATAGAATAAAAACACCAAACTTCGATGCTAGTGGTAAGTTAGTAAATTACACAATTACAAAAAGAGAAGTAGTTGTGAATGGAATTACAAAAGTATTCAAAAGAGTAATAACACCAAACGATAGTAAACCTTACTTGGAATTATTTTTACCTGAAAAAAATGTTTTAGGTATTACAAGTGTTTTATTAAAATCGGGTACACAGTATTCAACAATACCAAACCCACAAGACTTTATTACTTTAGGACCTGATAGATGGTTTGAGGTAGATGCTTTAGTACAAGATAGAGTTTTTGTTGAAGACCCAACTAAAACATCAGACCAACCTGGTATCAAAGTGGGGGTATATATAACAACATCGAATAAGTTTATTTCTGAATATACACCACAAGGTTTTTGTAAAATAACTTTTGGTGGTGGTAATATTTCGGCTGATGAACAGTTAAAAGAATTCGCAAGAGACGGTAAAGGTTTTGATCTTAGTCGTTATACAAATAACTATGCAATGGGGGCGGCTCTTTCACCTAACACAACTTTATTTGTTCAGTACAGAATAGGGGGTGGATTATCAAGTAATGTTGGTATCAATACAATCAATCAAATTGGCACTGTTTCATTCGCAGTAAATGGTCCATCAGCAAGTGCAAATGTAAGTGTGACCAACAGCCTTCAATGTAATAATGTCACTGCCGCAATCGGAGGAGCTAATCCACCAACAACCGAAGATGTTAGAAACATGGTCTCTTTTAATTTTGCGGCACAAAACAGAGCAGTAACTGTAAATGACTACAATTCAATTTTAAGAACTATGCCCGCTCAGTTTGGTGCACCTGCTAAAGTTGCCATAACCGAAGAAAACAACAAAATAAGAATTAAGATGTTGTCTTACGATTCGAGTGGGGTTTTAACTAATGTAGTTTCGAACACATTGAAACAAAATGTTGCAAATTACCTTTCTAACTTTAGAATGATAAACGATTATATATCAATAGAGGCGGCTGAAACAATAGACTTGGCCGTAACTGTTGATGTTGTACTTGACAACAGTCAGAACCAAGGAGCAATAATTGCAAAAACAATCGAAATAGTTACAGACTTCTTCAATCCTTTAGTTAGAAATTTAGGACAGAATGTTAATATATCTGAGTTAAGAAGACTCATACAGTCTGAAAACGGAATTGTTTCAGTATCAGATGTTTTATTTTTTAATCAAGTTGGAGGTCAATACTCATCAACCCAAACCTCAATGAGTTATCTAGACCCCGTAACACGACAAATCCAACCAGTTGCAGACACTTTATTTGCAACACCGACTCAGATCTACCAAGTTAGATATCCAAACAAAGACATTAATATTAGAGTTCTTAATCTTAAGTCTGTTAATTTCTCTTAGTGATTTATTTTTTTTGAAAGAAACCTATTTTTTATTGAAAATAGGAAATAAAC